TAATATATCTTCTTTCATGTATCCTCCTATGATCACCTTCAGAATGGGAGATTTGTATTATGATCAACCCGCCGTTTTAACATCTGTGGCTGTTAATATACCAGACGACGCGGGTATGTGGGAGACCAAAAGAGGCAAAGGAAACACAGGGGAGTATATGTACTATAATGGGTTTGGCTCGAATAAATATGTTGCATATGAAACACCAGAACAGGCTTTACAACTTCCTATAAAAGCTGATATAAGTGTGAATATGAATTTGATGGAAAAGAAAAGATCCGAAACAAATAACGATCATTACAATTTGTCAGCGGCTGATAAACTATGAACAGATACTCTACAAATTATTCAAATATATCAAACCGTTTTGATGGAAAAAGAGTATTTTTAACAACGAGATACCCTATCATACCTGTGAACAGTAATGATCTTTATATTACTGCGTCTTCCGAAGATTTTTTGGATTCTTTGGCAAAAAAGTTTTATAAAGACGAATCTCTTTGGTGGATCATTGCTCAGGCCAATAATATCAAAGGAACAATGAAACCAAAGGTGGGACAGCAGTTAAGAATACCACAAAACATCGACTATATTCTATCGAGATTTGGTAAAGCAAATTCATAAAATTTTTGGTTATAACATATGCCAAACGAAAACACATTTATTCCGTGGGGATTACATCCGGTTAAGCCTTGGGTTATAGATGAACTCAAAAAGCGAGGAAAAGAATATGGATTTAACCCAACAAAGGACAGTTCTAAGGTACATACTCCTTGGGTAAGATTTTTTTCAAATGGAATTTCGGAATACGCTGACTTTGATCTTGAAGGTTTTTTGATGGGTGGAACAAAAGGGTTCAACAATGGATACGGATTTAACGAAGACAAAGAATCTATTATAGGATATGACGCAAACGGAAAACCACATAAAACATCTTCTCAAGGAATGGGTTTTAATGGAGTAAGATCGTTTCCACACAGACCACCGCCGTCTATAGATTCGGTTGATGTAGAATTAACTTCTGGACAAAGTTCTCCGTTTAGTGGAATGTGTAGAAAGGCTGTTGTAAAATGGAAAGCATATTCTCTCGACCAATTGCAATATCTTACTCCATACTTTCTTTCTCCAAGAGTAACCTGTCTTGTCGAATGGGGATGGGATAATTACAATCCTGCGTCTTTGTTAAGTTATGATGTAAATACTTTAAGAAACGCTTTTGGTAATCCAAAATTGATAATGGAAAATACGTTCAAATCCCGTGGAAATTATGATGCACATTTTGGATATATAACCGAATACAACTATAAGATAAACGGCAATGGCGTGTATGAATGTTCAACGACCATATTGAGTGTCGCTTGGTTGTTTGAGGGGCAGGAATATGGAAACCAAACCTTAAAAAGAATAGAAAACAACAAAGAAACAAAAATAGAAAGTTTCAAGGAGTTCAACAAATATAACAAATGGGACAACCTTGCTACAAAATCAACATCTTCTCCACAGTCGAACCAACCTCCTCGAAATTATATGGCTGGAGCTGGAGGGGCAGGAATTCATGCGTTTACGAGAACAAGCTCAGAATCATCTCAAAGAGAAACTGGATATCCCGAGTCGTATGGAAGAGTGTTTGAAATCAAGAAGCTAATAACAAGCAATAGACGCTGGGTAAAAATGGACTACTTTGTTGAAATATTGAATCATTTTTTTGAAATAAGATTCAAGGATCTTGTGGTTGATAATCCTGCGAAAAAAGATGGAGAAGAGAAAAAACCTTTCACTTGGTTAAAGATCAACATAGATGATGTGTTGATAAGCGCTCATCCCGGATTAAAATCTATAGATCCAGAAGTAATAGTTCCAAACCAATATGCTCCAAAATATATCTATGCGGACACAAAAGGTAAAAAAGCATCAACGGGAAAATTGGATAATGTTCAGTTTGAAAAAGTAAACTATTTTGAGAAGTTCAAAAAAATTCAAAAGGTAATAAAAGACAACAATTTTACAAGCGACTATGACGATTTGTTTGCTTTGATGAGTAGTAAAATATCCGATCAAAAATATAAAGGTCGATCTTTTCCTATATTTTCAGAAGCTGGGTTAGATGAAAATGACAAGAAAACCTATCAAAAAAGTATAGGATATTGTGGATATTTGAAAGACTTGTACATATCTACGGATTTTATCAAGAGAATTGTGGAGGAAAATTCAACGGTGAAAGGACTGTTGGATGTTATATTAAAAAAAATATCTGGAGCATTGTCTGGTATAGTCGAACTAAGAATAGTTCCAAATACCAATCAAGCCGGCACAGAAATCACAGTAATGGATGTAAAGTTTGCTCCTGTTCTTGACAAAGAAAAAATTTCCAATCTTCCAAGAATAATACCGGGATCATCCAACCATTCTTTCATTTTGACGGCCGGTATGGATGTAAAGATGAGTCCTGAAATGGCTAATCAAGTTATATTCACGGCTGGATCGGAAGAACTTAAAAAGAGAGAAGAGGAAGAAAAAAAGAACAAAGCACGGGGAAAAGAAACCAAACAAGAAACGTCTGGAACCGTTCCCGTAACCGACGCGGATTCTTTTGGAAAATTTGTATCACAAGATAGACTTGCTCCTACGGGAAATGTGGCTCAAAAAAATGAATCGGCAGACAAAAAGCCTGATAAGCAAAAATTGACCAGAAATACGAGCGATGAAGGTTTTAACATATATACAGAAAATGATATTGATCATTATTTGAATGAACCTAGCAAAACGTTGATGCGTCAAATAATAATGGAAGACGAAGCACCCGCGGCAGTATACGCAAACTCAGCTATCATGCCAAACACCGAGTTTGAATTTGAAACTCTTGGAATTGGTGGATTTACATTCCTCGGTATGTTTACTTTGGACCATGTTCCATATGCTTATACTTGGGAAAATGGTGTGTGGCAAATATCCAAGATAAGACAAACCATAACTCCTGGAAATTGGAAGACAACGGTGGGAGCACAAATAAGAAAAGTTTCAACCTTTGTAGGACAATGATATACAACGAAAACATAGTAAAAGAATATGGAACTTCCAATCTTAATATGGTTGGAATTTCTCCTGTTGAATATAGACCGGCTCCAACAAAAGAAGATTATCAATCGGGGTTTATAACCAGATATTTTTCCAAAAAAATAAACGAAAATAAAATATTTGAAATAAATCCGGCAACGGCACCGTTGATAGAAGCAAAATTATATTATGTTGTAAGTTTAAATTGGAAAATTTCTGGTACCAAGGAAAGAGTAATGAATGGAAATATAATAGAAAAGACGGGCGTAATAGAAAGTAATCAATCTGAAATTGATAGAGTTAAAATAGAAACTCAAATAGATCTTTCCAACAAACTTTATAATAAATTGGAATTTTGGCGTGGATATTGATAGTTGACAACTTTGTTCGCCGTGTTATGTTGTAAGGGTGAACATAGTAGAAACAGAGCAATTTTTATCTATACTTCTGAACCGCATAACCACGGATACTTTTTATTTTGATGTGGTCATGCTGGACGATCAAAAACATCCAACGAATAATTCTGTCAGTTTGATATTTTTTAAATTTATGGCCGACGGGGACACTTGGTGTTTACCAATCAACCATAATGAGGCGATAGTACTTCCAGAGTTGATGGATAAGTTTGTAAATGCACTGAGTAAAGCAAAATCAAACATCTTTGTTAGAAACAAAAAGAACATTGTTCATTTATTGAAGAAAGATTATAATTTTATTGATGTAGGAATCGTGGAATACTTGGAAACTGGAAAAACGGAATATGAAGAGTATGCCCAAACCAACGCTCACGTTTTTGTGAAATCCAACTTCAGAGGAACCCAAAATCTGAACAGATCCATTCCGTTGTTCAAACATGCGAATATCTTCGAGAAAAGTTGTGAATCCATAAAGTTTGATCTCAAATATACCAAAGAAGACGGTTTCAAATTTGTGAACAACACGATGACGAATTGCTTTTATGAACTGGAATCAATTGGTCTGAAGATAGATTCCAAGCAGTTTGTTAACGTCTTTGGAGATGTTCAAAAAAATAATGTTCGTGATGGTTATGTATATTCTCAATACAATCTGTTTACATCAACTGGAAGACCGTCGAACCGATTTGGTGGTGTGAACTACGCCGCGCTGAATAAAACGGACGGTTCAAGAGATTGTTTTATTTCCAGACACGGAGAAGATGGTATGCTTGTGATGATGGACTATAACGCCTTTCATCCAAGGCTTATGGCTCATTTGATGAACTATAATATGCCGGCGGAAACAAATCCGTATGAGTATCTTGCTAAGTCATACTTCAACAAAACTGAAGCGGACGAAGAAGATATTGCGGTTTCCAAGGGTCTTACGTTTCATCAAATGTATGGTGGAATCGATGAAAAGTGGATGTATATTCCGTATTTCAAGAAGGCTCAAGAGTATATCGACCATCGTTGGAAGTTCTTTAAGGAAAACGGTTATATAGAAACTCCTTTGTTCAAGAGAAAGATCAAGAAGTGTCATATTGACGATCCTACTCCAAACAAGCTGTTCAACTATATTCTACAGGCATACGAAACAGAAATGGCTGTAAACACCTTAAAATCTCTTTTGGAATATACCAGAGACAAGAAAACCAAACCTACTTTGTATACCTATGACAGCATTTTGTTTGATGCTCACAAAGAAGATAAAGTCGATTGTCTAAAAGCTATAAAAAAGATTATGGAAGGTGAGAAGTTTCCAGTTAAGGTATATGCCGGCAAGAATTATGGTGATATGAAACAGATAAGTCTATGATATATATAATAAATTAACACCCATTATTTGGGATGTTGGTCAATATTTATATGTTATGGATAAAAAAGGTATTATAGACGATATTTTGACTGAATGGGCAGCGGAATGCGAAGACGGTATGGTCGGAGGACATTTGACTAATAACAACATCGCGGCGCTGGCATCTGTTCTTGAAAATCGTGGATTGACCAAAGAGGAGGTACTGGAAATCATAGCTCCGATGCTTGATGAGGCAGCGGAGAAGGGACCGGAAGATATGGAACCACCGGTAGACCGGATCAATGATGATGTCTCTAACTTGAAAAGATCAATTTCCGAAAAGAACTATAAACCAAACGCGATTGCGGATGGATTGCTAAATCTTTTAATTCAAAACAAAAATGACCCATCGTTTATTAAGTTTATCGAATCTTTAAACGCTGTCGAGGGTTCTGAAAAAGATAATGCAATAATCAAGGCGGGCAAAATATATGATAGTCTTGATAATAAGGTAAAAATAGAATTGAATAATATTCACACGGGACAAAAAAGATCAGCTTTAGGAAAAGGCGAAATCGCTTTTGTTTGGATAATAAAGGGAGCCACACACGGTGGCACTGGAACTGGAGATATTGTATTGGATAACTACAAGGTTGATATTAAAGACTATCAAGGATCTATAAACATTGAGAGAAATTCTTTTGATGGATTTGAATCAATAGAATTTATAAATGAACTAAAGGACTTGATGAGCAGAATGAACGACCCCAACGTTCAAAAGTATGTAATTGGTTTGATGGACAAATACAAAGACGAACTGGACGAATATGCAAAAAAGTTTAGATGGGTGACGGGCGATTCGGCTAGAGATTTTACAACATATTTTATACAAAGTAACGATGTAGGATCGTTTGGAGTTAAAGCCAGATGCGGGCTCAATTTTATCTTCGATAAAATTTCTCAAATCAAAACTGGAGAAGAAGGATCAATAGCAACGTTATCGGTTTATAAAGACGGAGAAAAAGCTGAAGCGGTGATTGATGATAAAGATTTATTTACGAATGAACCTATTCAACAGTCTCTTAAAAACATACAACCCGTCGGTAAAGAGATTGCTATAAATGCAAAACCGATGGATGAAAAAAGTAGACAGTTGGAATCCGTTGTAATATCAAAATTAAAACGTGCTCCTTATTTTAAAAGAACCCCAAAATGGGATACATCTTCCATGTGGGCAAATCTGGCAAATCGATTAAAATATGATGGAATATTACTTTTAAAAGACGGTGGAAATAAATTTATGGATTATATACCAAGAGGAGAAAATGGAAGTGGATTTGCTAAAAAGTTTTCATTTTCTGGAATCCAAAAAGGCGTTACCGTAAAATATAAAGGGTCTACTCCGGAAAAATAAAATGGTAAGATATATGAAAACTGTAATTGATATTGTCAATGATGCTATTTTGGATGTATGTGCAAATCCGTTGGTTGAAAACGGTACATTTGATCCAAACAATAACGAACACATGTTTTTGTTGATGGAAACGTTGGACGGTAATTTGGAAGAAGAACATATTGTTAAAGCTGTATCAGCGTTAAAATGTGAAGGAAAATACCCAGACCGCCAAGCATACAACAAAGAAGGTTGGTTGGTAACATTCCCATCAAAGGAATATAAAGACGCCGCTATCAAGAGAGGAACTCACTCTTCATCCGATCCTACACATGGTAAAGGGGGGATGAACCTTTATTATAAAAAACGTGGAAAACAAAGAAGAACGGCACAACAACAGCCGTCCTCCGCAGACGCCGATCAACAAACATCCCCACAGGCAGTACCTTCTTCGCCTCCTCCACAAGCAGCTTCCGCACAACCTCCGGCGGAAAAAACTTCCGTGGAAAAGCCGGAGGTTCAAAAAGAAAAGCCTTCTACATTGCCTCAAACTTCACAAGAAAAGACGCCTGCTACAGAACCAGATTCTGAAGAAAAACAAGATGTGGCTGATGAACCGATGTCTGATACCGAAATACAAAACCTTAAAGTAAACATAGCCAAACAGAAACCGTCGGGAGAAAAAGCATCTCAAACAGCGAGCAATCAAACCGTCGTCCAACCACCAAAGGATAAAGTTGAAGTTACTGAAAAATTTGCTAAATCCAAAGGATGGAATTCTACCCCCTTTGGGGAGTGGAGAGATTCTGCTGGAAATGCGATGGCTGTGGTAAGTTTGAGTGGAGAAGTAACTCCGATAAAATCAAACGACAGAGATGAATTGAAGTTGTTTGCTGAAAAGCAAAAATAAAAATGCCTATCACCAACACCCAGCTACTTTGCACGTTTTCAAATATTAATTCTTATCAAAAAGACATAGAATCTATATGCCAACACTACAAGGTTGACGGTGAAAAGATATACATTTTAAAAAACGAAGAAACCCTTAATGAGATATTTCTTACATATAATGTTCAAAGATCGCCAGGAAGCCATCATCCACGCACAATATCCGTTCATCGCAAAAAAGATTTCAATGTACTTTATTCTATCAACGCTCTTAATCAGTTGATAAAAGAAGAAAATGGTGGTCAACACTCCAATACTTTTCAAATTGACTGGAGCAAGTTCAGAGACTCGCTTGTTATTGTAAAAGATGAAAAAATAAAAGTTGTACCAACAAAATTAATGCGCGTTTATTTCTTGTAAAAAAAGAAAATAGCCGTATTATTTCTTGTGTTGGATGATAGTTATTGCTGAATTAATTAGTTAACGATTGCTTAGTTTTCAGTTATAAGTTATTATGATTTGACAACCTCACATCATTGATTCATTATATTCATTATCGTCTGATTGGTTTTCAACCAGTTGGCAAAAATTAAACATTAATCATTAAAAGTTAAAAGTTAAAGGAAAGTTATGGCATTAGATCTAAATAAAGTTAAGTCTCGTCTTGAGGCTCTAAAGAATCAAGGCACAAAGTCCACCCATCTGTGGAAGCCCTCGCCGGGCAAGCAAGTAGTACGTATCGTACCTTACTCGCACAATCCTGAGAATCCGTTCATCGAACTGCATTTTCATTATAACATGAACGGTAAGACATATCTGTCCCCGTCGTCGTTTGGTCGTCCCGATCCTATCGTGGAATTCGCCAACAAGCTCAAGAAGTCGCAAGACAAGGAAGAGTGGAAACGTGGTCGCGCTCTTGAACCCAAGATGCGCACATATGTTCCTATCCTCGTCAGAGGCCTTGAACATGAAGGTGTAAAGTTCTGGGGTATGGGTAAGAGCGTTTATCAAGAACTGCTCGCTATCATCGCTGATCCTGATTACGGTGATATTACCGATCCCAAGAACGGTCGTGATATCGTTGTTGAGTTCAAGACCGCTGAAGAGACCGGCAAGTCTTTCCCAGAAACATCTATTCGTGTGAAGCCAAACACTTCCACGGCATTTGATCCTTCGGACAAGAATGTTCTGGAAAAGGTCAAGAATCAGAAGAATGTCACCGAGCTGTTCCCAGAACTCACATATGATGAGTTGGCTACCGCTATGGATGCATGGCTGAACTCAGCCGACCCAGACGGTGATGCTCCGGCCGCTACTGAAGCTGCGGTTTCTGAAGAGGAAACTGAAGAAAAAGTAACCGCCGCCGCCGTCAAGGCTAGCACAACAGCCAAAGCCGCTGTAAAGGCTCCGTCCAACAAGGACATCGCTGACGAATTCAAGGATCTATTCAGCTAAGAATAGTCTTGGTTTGATGACAAACAGACTGCCTGTGCAATCAGGCATATGGCAGTCTTTTTTATAAACACTTAACATTACAAACTATGGCTAAAGAAAAGAAAGCAAGAATAGAAACTGAGGTTGAATCGGCTAGAGACGAATTGGCGGATACATTGGTGGAAACACTGAATAAGAACAGCGATGACGGCAAAGTCGCTTTCTTTCTTGATTCTCAAGACGATCCGTCTCAAATCCTTGACTGGGTTACAACTGGCAACGATTTGCTTGACCTATGCATCGCTAATCGTCCAAACGCAGGTTTTCCTGTCGGACGCATTGTTGAAGTAACTGGTCTGGAATCGTCCGGTAAGAGTTTGCTGGCGGCTCACTTGCTGGCATCCACTCAGAAGAAGGGCGGCGTTTCAGTGTTTATTGACACAGAATATGCTGTCGCTCCTGAGTTCTTGAGCGCTATCGGAGTCAATATTCCGAAGATGGTATATCTCAATCTTACAACGGTTGAAGATATCTTTGACAAAATCGAAGAAATCATCGAGCTGACAAGAAAACAAAACGCTGACAAAAAGCGTGTGGTTACAATTGTTGTAGACTCCTTGGCCGCTGCCTCGACCAAGAAGGAAATGGCATCCGATCACGGTGCAGATGGTTTTGCGACACAAAAAGCAATTGCTATCAGTAAGGCGATGAGAAAGATCACCGAACTGATTGCTAAACAAAATGTGTTGCTGGTATTCACCAACCAACTGCGTCAGAAGCTCGGATTCGTGGGTGTGGGTGATCCGTGGACAACAAGCGGTGGCAAAGCCGTCGCCTTCCACGCTTCTCTGCGTCTAAGACTAAAGGCTATGGGTCGTATTACAACCGCTGATAAAAACGTGGTTGGAATCAAGACCAAATGTACGGTTGTCAAAAACCGTATGGGACCGCCGCTAAGAAGCGTCGAATTCGACATCTTCTTTGATCGTGGTATCGATAACTATGGCAACTGGTTGGAGAACTTGGTGGAATGGGACATCGTTACCAACGCCAAGAAGGTCAAGGTTGCTGGAGAGAAAAAGACAAAGAAACAAATGGAAGAAGAAAAGGAAGCCGATAAAAAGGCCAAGAGTCTTCAATTCATCATGGAGGTTGAAGGTAAAGAGCCCGAGACCGTTGTGTTTGAAAAGAAAGACTTTCCGAAGCTTCTTATTGAAAGAACCGATTGCAGAGACTATCTGTATAACAAGATGTGTGATACATACATTATGAAATATAGAACGGCTAGCAATGAAATCGCTGATGACATCGAACTGGATGACTCAAGCGAAGGTATGGAAGACTAAAAGAAACTGATCGTGTGGAGTGAAATACCTCCACACGATTCTCAATCATGCAAGACTCCGACAAAAAGAAATTCCAATCTATCTTTGCTCAAATCAAAGAGGAGCATAAGAATAATCCATTGCCCGCAGCAAGAACCAAGAACAGCGATGTTCTTGTGATTGACGGCACCAACAACTTTATTCGTTGTTGGACGGTTGTTCCTACACTCAATGACAATGGAGAGCATGTTGGTGGAATAAGTGGATTTCTTACAAGTATGGGATATGCTATCAAACTACTCAAACCTACGAGAGTTATT